TTAGCAAGGTTTTGAACCTGTTGAGACTCAAGTCCTTGAGTTGCTTTAAGACGTTGCTCAATAATGTCAGTACCAATCTTTCCATAACCTAACAATTGGTTGTAAACAGTCTCATCAACAGTTCCATCAGCCTTAGTAAGACCTTTAGACAATTCAAGAGCATTGGCTGCCATTCCACGATCACGAATTCCAATACCACGCTCGGTAAGGTAATCAGTCAATTTATAACCCTGCAACTGCTGCTCTTGACCCTGTTGCCTAACCCTCATCATCTCATTACGCAACAAGTAAGCAGCTTCTTGATCTCCACCCCGTAATGCAGCCTCAATAGCTGGCGCAAATGAATCAGGGTTAGATGGGTCAATCATCCCAAGGATTTGCTGACGCTGAGAGATCAACTTTAACTGTGGGTCTACACCACCCAAAGCACCGCCAATAGCACCACCTAACTGTTGACCAGCATTAAAGAACCCATAGTTAGCTTGCGCCCTTGGGTCTAGCTTTGCGTATTGCAATGCTTGCGCTTCTTGTGCTTGCTGTTGAGCAAGTCTATACTGCTCTGGAGTAGTAAACAAACCGAGAATTTCTGATGCCATGATTAGTCCTTAAAAGTCGTAAATTGGTGTTCCGTATGGGGTAAATTCATTTCCCATACTATCGAAATAATTTTTTTGTCCACCAAATAATCTTTCAAATCCAGTTTTTAACATTGGACTTTTGGCTAATCCAGCATACAAACCAGCTTGAGGACTAATCCCTGCCGCTTCTTGTTGAGTCAATGCGGCACTCAGTCCACCAGTTAATAATGATTTACCAGCATTAGCACCATAAGCCGCCGCTTGACCACCTAAACCAGCCCCTAAAGTCAAAGGTTGTTGCCCCATTTCTTCAATAGATTGACCAGCACCTAAGTAGGTTACAAATGGGTTTAATGCGCCAACTTGACCAGCTTGATACTGACCTAACATATTTGCACCAGTACCAAACAATCCAGCACCAAACGCAACATTCTGTTGACCAGCTTGTTGTGCCTGTGCCGCCAACTGAGCATCTTGTTGAGCAATAGCGTTGTAGTAGGCTTCCAACTCAGGTGTAGTAGCACCCAATCCAGCCGCACCACTTGGGCGCATACCTGTAGCACCTACAGACAATCCACCACGACCTTGCTGGAACAACTGGTTCTGCAACTGAGCCATCTGACGCTCACGGCTAGGGGCAAGCAAGTCCTGTTGCCTACTCATGTATTGAGCCGCAACCTGTTCAGGACTCTGTGCAAGATACTGCTGACCCAAGCCAAACAACCCTGTAGCCGCCTGAGACAAAGGAGCATACTGTTGTTGAGCCTGTTCTGCTTGACTTAAAGCACCACCACTTAAAGCCATTAAACGATCTTGATAGCCTTTTAGTTCAGGGCTTACTGTATAACCAGCGCCTGACAAATAACCTTGTGGGTCAAATTGAAAGTTAGAACTACCATAACGGGTAGTGATACCTACAGGGCGAAACTTAGCCGCTTCAGCCGCTTGTCGTGCCGCATCACGTTGAGCCGCCGCAGATGTATTTGCCGCCGCTTCTGTAGCAGACGCTTGTTCTTGCGCCCCTAAATATCCTAATACTGCACTGAATGGCATATCAATCCCCTTTAATTAAAATCTCATCCACTTTAGACGGGTCTTTCTCGTCTGTGGCATGAATACAAAACCAAACACAATCAGTTATCGCTTTTACACCATGCGTAACACCAGCTTCAATCTCAATGCAAGCAGGGGCAGTAACAATATCAATTTCATTCCCACGCAACACCGCAACCTTACCTTCAGCCAAGATAGACAAATGGCTAAAGTTATGGGTGTGCTTTAAGATGGCTACACCAGCAGGAAACCTAGCTTCCTTGGCATACAGTCCATCAGAAAAATGATGTGTAATCATGCTGTTCTTTGCCACATATAGACAACGATATAAGGAGGTAAGTTTGCGTTTGTTCCTGAAGAACCTGTTGTACTATTAGAAACTGAAATACCTGTTGAAGCCGCCGCTGTATTAGCACTAGATACAGAAACACCACTACCACCAATAGTTCCGCCAGTACCACCACTAGACGTTAGAAAAGCCAATCCATTTGAGCTTGCATGAACGTGCGTTGGGTCTGTAACAGTTGCAGTATGTGTGTGACTTACAACAATAGAGTCTGCGCTACCGCCAGTAGCGCCAGCACTAAAACCACCACCATTACCAATCAATACCTTACCAGCGCCAAATGCAGTCCATGTACCAAAACCCATCAATGTATTTGGATTGGTACTAACTGTGCTAGTAAAAATCATTCCAACAGGATATAAAATTGGTAGAGCCGCTTGTACAAAATTTGTTGTTGCCAATAATGTTGAACTATTACCAAAGGATTGCGTTACAGCAGTTGTACCAGTTGGCAATGATGGCGTACCAGTAAAAGTTGGGCTTGCAAGATCAGCCTTGGTTGCAATAGCCGTTTGAATATTATCAAACTCAGTATTGATTTCAGTGCCTTTAACAATCTTTAAAGGATTGCCAGAAGTCAAAGCATCTTTAGTGGCAAAGTTTGTTGATTTTGTGTAATTACTCATAGTTACTCCTTTAACTTACCTTGCCATTTTTGGCTTGAATTTCAATCTTCTGAATAGACAACTCAGTACCATTTATGTCTGTTTCATATCCAGTTTGAACAACTTTACCAGCACCAGATGCTGAAACAGTCAAAGTCTGCAATGCAACACCATCAGAGTATTCTGCAACTACAGTGGCATTAGCGCCATACTCAGCAATACCATAGTAGGACTCGCCTTGAGTTGGGATAGTGTCATCAGCAGACAAATAGTTTGTCTTAAAGTCAAATCCCCACTTAAAGGTAACAGTCTGATTTGTACCACCAATAACCACAATGGATAACTTCTTCAAAATAGAAGTTTGATTCTGATTTCCAAGGTCTGCATGGTTTGTGTAGTACAACATACGATATGCAGATTGATAGTCTTGGTAAGTTGCATACAAACCAATATAGCCATTCTTACCAAGGTACAAACTACCATCACGGCGAGACAGAAAAGCCGTTGGTGTTATTGAGTCCCAAGTCGTTGCTCTTGCCGCACCATCAGGTAAATAAGCCTTAGTATCAAAACAAAATACACCACCTACAGATGGTGTACTCAATAAGTAAAACGCTTCACGCTCAGAATAGACAGACTTAACATTTGCCAATGTCTCACCAGCAATGATAGTCATTAAATCATTACGAATGTTCTTAGACAAGTCTCTCTCAGGTGAAGACTTCTCTTGTATTGTTCTCATCAAAGAACGAACACCAGAATTAGACAAGAAAAGCACATCAGTGCTAGTAGTCTGAATACTGTCTCTTGCAATGCAACCAATGCCCTCAACAGTGTCATGTAAAGACATTGATGCTGGTGTAGTGGCATTTTGGTAAATCAGAATTTGACGTTTACCAAAGATGAATAGGAAACCATTGTGTGCGGCAAGACCTGTGATCTCATCAGCACCATTAGCCCAAACACGATCTACATTCAAAGAGCCTGATGTACCTGTTGACCAAACATGACCCGCAATTAAATCAGAGAAAAAGACTGTTGCGTTATTGGCTGTGGTGTTTGCTACCCACAATCTACCAAAAGCAGAGATTGCAATATTGGCATCAGGAACAGTGCCTACATAACCTGTCTTCTCAGACACTCTACGATAGGTTGTAGTGCTAACAGCAGGGTCATAGATTAGTGGATTAAAGCCTGATTGAAAGAAGTATGTGATATTGTTTAATGATGCACATTGCCAGTTACTAGCGGTAATTGTTGGTGCTGTACCTCCACCACCATAAGTCAACTCAACCACAGCATTAGATCCATCAAGTTTAAACAACTTGTTGTTACCAGCAAACAATACAGTCAAAGTGCCATCAGCTTGCACTAACTCATGGATTACCTTAACGTCATTAGCGCCTAGATTTCCGCTAGACGCATTGACCCTTGAAAAACCTTTGCGTGAACCCATGCGACCATACTGGTCAATGATGCAATTTGTCGCAACCAAAGCATATCCAGCCGCAAGATCAAGAGGTGAATCTTGCGTATTCAGACCATATAGTGCTGGCGCTGAAACGCTAAAGGTTTGTATTTGTTGGCTCATATCGCAACAAACTCCTGATTCTCAGGATAGCGAGTACCTTCCAAAGCAATGTAATCAGACAACATGGCTCTATACAACTGGTATGCCTCAGATGAAGTTAAACCACCATCCTCACCACGCTCTACCAAAGCACGAGCATAGGCATTCTGAGCCACTAGAGTGTCAGCAACAGACACAACAGTTGAGTCTGATGTCAAGGTAGCCTGTGGCACTGTTAAGGCAAATTTAATTGTGTACACGCCATCAGGTATTGGGTATAGATTTACCTTGGTGTCATAGCTGCCATCAACCCCATCAAAAGCAAATTCTGTAGGTATTGAATTGACAAGTGGAGTAAAGTTTAGTTTGCGGTTCATGTCCACAAAAGT